TTTAATAGGGAAATCGCTAATGTCCGAACAACGCTTTGATAGACTAGAAAACAGTCTTGATAGACTAACTAGTAAGGTAGATCAAATGTCAGAAGTTGTGACCGCTTTGGCTCGTATTGAAGAAAAACACGTAGCCGTACAACAACGCTTAGATCACCATGATAGGCGTTTAAATAAACACAGTGATGCGCTAGACGAGTTATTTGTTGATACAACCAAAATGGCAAAGACTTCAGGCACTAACGAATGGTTCATTCGTATCTTAATAGCAAGCATGGTAGGCACAGTAGCCTATTTATTGAGAGGATAAAATGACATACAAAGAATTAATTAATGAAGTGCTGCGAAGGCTCAGAGAAGATCAGATAACTTCTGATTGGTCTGGTGCTTTAGCTACTGCTGCTGGCCCTACTGATTATCAGAAGATGGTTGGTGATTTTGTCAACGACGCTAAGTATGAAGTAGAACACTTTTGGGATTGGCAAACTTTACGTGTAACTGCTGGTATCAATACTCAAAATGGAGATATGTCTTACTCTTTAGTAGGAGCAGGATCAGACTTTCGTGTATTAGATGTTATAGACACTACAACAGGTCGTCACCTAAAGCAGATACCTTCTGCTGAGTTAAACAATAAAGCATTTCCAGTAAGTGATCAAGTAACTGGAGAATCGTATCAGTATGGTTTTAACGGCATAGACAATGAGCTAGACATGGTTGTGGACTTATGGCCCATACCTGATGATCAACGTCAGATTAACTTTAACATTGTTAAGCCTCAAGATAAGTTGTATTTAGCAACTACTCAGATATATGTAAACCCACAAGCAGTTATCTTAGGTGCTTATGTACGTGCATTGTCTGAGCGAGGTGAAGATGGCGGCACACAAGTTTCTGTAGCTGCTGGTGAATATCAAAATGTTCTTTCTAGAGCTGTACAGATAGATTCTAGCAAGACTCAATATGAGACTGATTGGTATGCCAACTAAACCACTTGCCCCTGTAGTACTAGACTCTGTAGGTGTTTTTGGCCTAAATACACAGTCTAACGCATCCAGCCTTGATCACAGATGGTTGACTAAGGCTGATAACATTATGATTAATTCTGAAGGTCGTCTTACTTCTCGTAAAGGTGTAAAGCAGTTTAGTGCCTCTATTGGTAATTATGCTGTTAAGTCTATAGCTGAAGTAACAAAGACAGACTCTACTACAGAGATGTTTGCTGCTGCTAATAATACAATATACAAGTTAGACAGAAGCGTAGTGCCTGCAACAATGACAGCACAGACATTTAGTCCCACAGCTCCTACGATTACTGATGATCATTGGATGTTTTCTCAGTATGACGATGACCTATTAGGAGTACAGGGTGGACACGAAGCTATTCATTACGATAGCTCTACTGGTACTTGGTCTAAGATGTCTGATACATCTACATGGGGCTCGCCTACTGGAATTACTACCTTCGATCCTTCTTGTGCTGCAAGTGCATTTGGACGTAGCTGGGTAGGAGGTTTATCAGAAGACCCTAACACATTGTTCTACAGTCAAGTGGCTAATCACCACAACTTCAGTGCTTCTGGTTCCGGTAGTCTAAACATGAATGCTGTGTGGGGCTATGATGTTATTGTAGGAATAGAGATATTCAACAACCAATTAATTATCTTTGGTAAGTTTAATATTGCCATCTATAATGGCCCTTGGGACATTGATGTTACTGATGGTACTGAACGCTTTGGTCTTGCAGAAATAATCAAGGGGGTAGGTTGTGTCAGCAGAGATTCCATTAAGGCTTTCGGTGAAGATATTCTATTTTTATCTGCTGATGGTGTTAGGTCGCTTAATAGAACGAAGATTCAAGACAAGATGCCATTAACAGACTTGACTAAAAATGTCAAGAACGATATAATAAAATCTATCACTTCATCTAGTCACGACGAAATAAAAGCTGTTTACAATCATGCAGGCGGTTATTACATAATTTCATTTACTGGAATTAACGAACACTACGCTTTAGATTTTAAAGCAGTAAATCCAGACAATACTCCTCGAATAACTAAGTGGGTATTCTCAAAAGCAAGAGCTCCTAAGTCTTACCTTTCTTTATATACTGGAGAGTTATACATCGGTATAGGGGATTCAGATAAAGCAGGCGTAGTTGCAGAGTATGATGACTACTTTGATGCTGACTACGATACGGGAACTTCTAGCTGGGTTAATAACAGTTATCAAACAAGTTGGAAGTCTGTTTATATGAACTTAGGCAATCCTTCTATTGCAAAACTACTTAAAAAGTTTGAGTGTGTAATAGATGGTGGTCGTGAATCAGATATAAACATCAGATGGTACAGAGACTATTCTACTAAGTATGATGACCATACATTTACGCTAAGTCCTGTAGCTGAAGGTGCTATTACTTTGTTTGGATCGTCAACTTCATTGTTTGGTAATTCTAAATTTGCACCTCTATTTTTTCCTAAAGAATACAAAGTAAATCTTTCTAAGTCTGCTAAGGTTCTACAGATAGAGATGGTAACGACAGTTAAAGGTTTTAAAGGTGCTCTACAGAGCATGACAGTTATAGCTAAGGGTGGGAAAATCCGATGAGTAATTATTCAATACAAAACAACTGGGCTGGTAAAGATGCTCTCGCAGATTCCGACCCTAATAAAGTAATCAGTGGAGACCTGTTTGACGTTGAGTTTACAGCAGTACAGACAGCTCTTAACTCTAAAGCAGACTTAAATGGTTCTGCTACACAACAATTTAGCGCCACTACAGCAGTAGCAGGTACAACTACTACGCAAGTAGCTACTACAGCTTTTGTCGCTGCGGCTATCTCAGCAGCAACACCAACTGCGGCTGAAGTAAACGCACACGCATATCCAGTAGGTTCTATTTATACCTCTATTAGTCCTACTAACCCTGCTACGTTATTAGGCGTAGGCACATGGGTTGCTTTTGGTGCTGGACGTACTTTAATAGGTGTCGATACTTCACAATCTGAGTTTGACACTGTTCAAGAAACTGGCGGTTCAAAAACTCATACATTGACTGAGAACGAACTTCCGTCTCACGACCATATCTCCCCAATGAGTAATGGTGCAGGGTACTCGCCTCCTTTTGGTACTTCCTCTATCTCCTCATCAGCTATTAGGCATTGGGACGATGTACAATCGGTAACTTCTGCGCCTAATACGTCTGATACAGGAGGCGACGCAGCGCACAATAACTTACAACCATACATAACAGTATACTTCTGGAAGAGGACTGCATAATGGCTTTATTTGATAATTTTTTAAGTTCTTTGAAAAGTGATGTCTCACAAGCTAGACAATCTCTTCCTTCTACTGCAAGGGCTTTCTTTGATCCTAATTCTGGCGTAGATAGAAGTCCTAATACTCCTTCTCAAGCAGAACTAATGGCTAATCCAGAGTTAGCTAGACGTACTGAGCAAATGATTTTAGCTGATATGGTTAAAGATAGTCGATCACGCTCTCGCACTTCTGGAAGAAACGGTGTAGGCCCTCAAGGCCCTGCCGTTGACGATGAAACACCTATGACTCCAGCAGAAGCATACTCTGAAGCTATCAGACCCCGTGATGTTACTTACAGTAATATCTTCGGTACGACTGCTTTTGACTCTGAAACTGGCGCTCTATCTACTGAAGCTGCCGACCCGTTCCGACAGTTTACAGAAGGTCTAATGGGACAGCTAAGTGGTGCTATGCAAGCATATCAACAGTTTGACCCTGCTGCTCAAGCACAGCGTTACATAGACGCAACAACAGCACGACAAACTGAGCAGCGAGACTTACAAGATCAGACAAATCTTTCTCGTCTTATTGCTTCAGGTAGCTTAGGCCGTAGCGCACAAGCTCGCGCAGAAAGAGACTTAATAGAGTCACGTGATATACAAGATTTACAGACACAATTTATGGCTGAAGATTTTGCTGAAAAACAACGTCAACAGCAGTTAGGCACTATCGGTGGCTTGTTTAATGTAGCAAGCGGTGTAGCACAACAACAGTTTGCACCTTATCAGATTGCACTAGAAACTGTACCTACTCTACAAGAAATTTATGGTGCTCCTCAAGAGCCTTTATTCCAAGAAGGTATGTTTGAGAAACAGCTACAAGCAACTAGACAAGCAAACAGAGCTCAACAATCTTCTGATCTGTTTGGTATGTTGTTTGGTCTACTTTAATAATAGGAGATTTTAAAATGGCTTTATTTAGAGGCGGCCCACGCTCAAATATAACACAAGTAGTTTCTCCTATGTATCAAGGTATCATACAGGCAGAGAAACAAAAAGGACAAGCTGTAAGAGAAGCTATGGGAGCTTTTGGTAAGGCTATTGATCCTAAGACGATAGGCATGCGTAAGTTCAAAGAAGAGTTTGCAAATGCTGATTGGACTAATCCAGAAACCTACTTTACAGCTTCTAAGTTCTTGTCTGAGTTTGATCCTACTGCGGCTATAGATATGTCTAATAGAGGTATGCAGCTACGAGCAGCAACAGCACCTAAGCGTGATATGCAGATTGTTGAAGAGTATGATCCAACAACAGGTCAAATGGTACAAAAAGTTGTAAACTTAGCTACTGTAGCTGAAGGTACTACATATGGCGCTGCTAAAGCCCCTGAGAGTACAATCGGTGATATAAAGGTGGCTGACTTTACTCCTGAGTCTGTTGAGGCATATTCTACAACAGGAAAATACTCTGATTTAGTTCCCGTTGGAGGAACTGATACTGTATTTGGAAAAGTTACTCCTAAAGAGTACACTACAGAATCTATTAAAGCGTTTCAGGCTGGAGGCGCTACAGACTACTCTTTGTTAGTTCCTCGTAATCCTGATCCAGACCCTGATGTTTACTCTATTGAAAAGGTAGTTATGGATGGTCAAGAATTTACTGTAGCTATTAATAGAACTAAACCTACTGATAGAGTCATTATAGGTACTGGTAAAGACATAAGTACTGATAAGCCTAGTACTCTTTCAACACAAGTATCAGAAGCATATGGCTTTGCTGCTGGTACTCCTGAACATCAACAAGAAATGCAAAACCTCTTAGCAAGAAAAGGTACTGTCACAAACCTACCTTCAGCAGCACAACAAATAGGCGAAATACGAGGACAAGTCGAATCTAATCCTACTTATAAAGCAGCAATGCAACGTAGGATTAAAGTAGAAACTGCACAAAGATTAGTTCCAGAGGTAAAAGCAGGAAACGAATCAGCAGTTCCTTTATTAGAACGTACAGTTTCTGAAATATATAATGCAGACTCAAGAGCTGCTTCTGAAATTGATCGTCTAGTAAAACGTAAGTCTTGGTCTACTGCTTTCCAAGATTGGTTAGCTGGAGGTTTTCAAGGAACACTATCAAACGCTACGATAGAAGACTTAGATAAAATGATTGAGATTATGGATCAAGCAACTGCTAAATCTGTTAATGACATAGTAGACCTTGAAAATTTATTATATAAGGACATAGAAGGTCTAGACAATGCTGTTGTTTCGCGTACTCTAGATCGTTTCCGTGTTGCTCCTCTAGTAGTAGGGGAAACAGTAGAAGACATTACACAAGGTCGTATAAAAGCTGCTACTCAGCCAACACAAGCCTTAGAGGATGGAATCTACTCAGACGGTAGTGGCGGTCGTTTGGAAGTAATAGATGGGGTGGCATATGAGCTTTGATTGGAGTAGCGCACGTAAGATAGAAGGCGACAACGCAGTACAGCAAGATGATATGCCTACTATAGAAGGTTCTTTTGATTGGGGCAGCTCTGTTCGTCTTCCAAAGGTTGCCGTATCAGAAAGTACCCGTGAACTAATTGAAGATCAGTTTAAACAAGGGCTTGTAGATTTAGGCGTTGGTGTTGTTCCTGATCCATTAATGAACTTTGTTCAAGGACAAGCATTCGATCCTTCTATAGCTGTAGGTACACCTGAAGCACAAGTAGTTGACGAAAGAGTAAGGGCTTCGGTTGCAGATAATTTAGGTCTAGAAATTAAAAACATACAGCCAACTAATATCGGTGAGAAAGTAATAGCTAATATCGCAAGAGCTGGTGCTGACCCGTTAAGTTATTTTGGTGGTGCTGGCCCTAAGATCGTTAAACCCTTTTTAGCTGCTGCTGAATCTGCTGTAACTACAGGTACTGGTACTTTTACTGGCGAACTAACTGCCGAAGCAGCTAAAGCGTTTGGTGCTGAAGAAGGGGACATAGCTACTGACGCTGCAAGAATGACAGGAGCAATCTTAGGTGGATTTGCCCCTGCTGCTTCTGTAGTGAGTGTAGGGAAAGCTACTGGTGCAGGAATAAGAGCTGGCTTTGATATTAAGGATAAAAGTAAAGACGTAGGTAAGGCAATAGACGAAGGCGAAACCTATATAGCATCTAAGCAAGTAGCTGAGTTAATTAATAATGCTATAAAAACAGACCCTTCTTTAGAAGGAAAAATAGGTCATATACAAGCTGTATTAAAAGATTTTCCTGAATTAAATGTTGGCCCTTGGGTTGCAATGACTGAAAACCCTATTTTACGTGAAAACTTTACTTACCTTTTACGTACTAACCCTACATTCCGTTCAAAGATAAAAACTGAAATTGATGAAGCACAGTCATTAATTAAAAATAGACAGGATCAGTTATTTAGAGAGGGCGGTTTTGAGGCTGAACGTAAGGTATCAGAAGGTTTACAACAAGGCTATGAAACTGCGAGTGAAGCACTTAAAAACATAGATAAGGCACTACAAGCTGCCGCATCTCCTGCTGATCCTTCTAAAGTACGTACTCCTGAACAATTAGGAAACGTAGTACAGAAACTAGTTGAGCGTAAAAAGACAGCAGTTCAGAAAGAGATGTCTCCTTTATATACTAAACTATTTAAAGACGCTGAAGTAGAAGGTGTTCAATTTTCTTCAAAAAGTGTAGAGACTCTTCATGAGTTTGCTCAAGACGAAGTAAAGGAACTGTTCGGAGTAATGCCTACTGAATATCGTCAAATAATTAATAAATGGAAACCTAAGCCTCAACGTGATGATGATGGTAAAGTAATTAAAGACGAAGAAGGTAATCCAGTATTGGAATATGAACCAGCTTCAATACGACAGTTAGATTCTTTGAAGAAAGCTATAAATCAAGGTCTGCGTAACCCTAACATAAAAGGAGACAGTAGAGCTCGCTTAGATAACTTAAAGTCAGTATTAGATGGAGAGATCAAAGCTATGGGCGATTTTGGTCGTGCATATAAAGGTTTAGATTTTGAATACTGGTCTCGTTTGGGTATTCCTTTAAACAAGCAAGGTATCAAAGAAATATCTACTAAGAAGTTTGCAGATCAAGTAGCACCTCTATTATCTAGACCACAGCAAGCCCGTGAGTTTTTATCTATGGTAGGTGACATGGGTCGTCCTGTAATAGCACAATCAGTACTTACTAATTTAAGTAAGTCTGCTTATGATGTAAAAACAGGAGAGCTGGACATCAATATAGTAGAGCGTTTCCGTACTGACCCTAAAAATCGTGATGTTATTGAAATGGCAGGACTATCTGATACTTTTTCTGATGTCACTAAGACAGTACGTGCTTTAGACGAACAGAGAGCGTCATTGTCTACTCGTTACATTGAAGGAAGTACAGGGTACACTAAAGAACTGTATGGTCGATTACATGAATCAGGAATAGATGGTGTTATTAACGACATCCTTAAAAGCCCAGCAGCAACTGAACGTCATTTAAAATTTATAAAGGAACTAACCCCAGATAGTCAAGAGATGGTACTGACAGGTCTTAAAGCTGAAATGGCTCGTAAAGCTATCAACTCTGGTAAAGGATCGTTACAGTACATTAAGGAAAATCAACGTGCTTTTGACAGTGTTTTTGGCAAAGGAATGTATGATGATCTTAAATCACTAGCTGATATGCAAGATATTATAGGTGAGATTAAAATAGATCAGATTGGCTTGTCAGCAAAACACACTAAACTAGAAGACGCTTTAAAGAAAAAAACAGGCGTTCCTTTAAATCAACTAAACAGTCTTTTACGTGACAGGATTATGTCTGCTCCGCAGAAAATGTTTGTTTTTCTCAACAAAATGAACTCTGCTAGAATAGACAAAAAAGAAGAGCAAAGGATTATTGAAGTATTCACTAAAAAAGGTGCTCTATCTAAAATCAAAAAAGCAGCAGATGCACTTAAATTAGATGTTAATAAGCCTGAAGCCTTAAGAGCTTTTGCTAATTCAATAAATAAGACTATATCTAAAGGTGCTTACATGGGTATGGAAGCAGCAGAAGAAGAAACCAAGCGTCAAGAAACGATGAAGGTCTTAGGAGATTAAGTAATGGGTATGTTTGAGTTTATGGCGAATGCCTATGATAGCGTACAGGAAGAAATGAGTGGTCTCATGGATACTATACGTAACGCTGACAAGAAGAGTTTTGAATATATTCAGGACTTAGTTAGTGACGCTCGTCAACTTTCTGGAAGTGAGAGGTTTGTTGAGGACAGGCCAGACACTACTTTTCTAGACCAGTTCTTAGAGCCTGAGTTAGATATAATGGCTGATTCTGTTACAGGAGAACCTATCGTAGATGGCATGGAAATTGCCCAAGAAGAGCAAGTAACTGAGGAAGTAGTACAGGAAGAAGAAACTGTAGCTGAGGAAAAACCAACGGAAGCTGAATTACCTGAAGCAGAACTGGTTAGTAATACTCCTGAATACGGCTCTCTTTGGGGCTCATCTTATCACACTAGCGCAGAGAATGACGCTACTAAACAGAAAGACTATGATAATGATGTTAAAAAGTATGTTAAATCAGACACAAGTTATTATAAAACTGTTAGTCCTGTTCTGGAAAGAGTTGTTGGTGCTTTTGATGGTGATGAAGGAATCAAGAAAGATAAACTCTACAGAGCCATGCTAGAGATAGGAGCACATGAATCTGAAGGGGGAACTCAACTTGTAAACCCAAATAGTTCAGCTAGAGGCGTGTTCCAAGTTCTTGTTGGTACAGCAAGAGAAAACATGAACCATACTTATATGGGCCCGAAAGCTCGAAGACTTATGACCAAAACGGCTGATGAAGTAGAAGCCATGACTGATGATCAAGTTAAAGAATGGATGCGTACTAGTCCTCAAGATAACGCTGTCTTAGGCTCTATTGAGTTAATGAAACTTTCTAAAGACAAAGGAACTATATCTAACCTTAGATAAATAAAAAGCCCCGAAGGTTAATCCAACGGGGCTTTATTTTATCCTAACTCTTTAGCCATATCGTATAAGTCCGGTGGTGGTGGCAAAGCTAGACCATGAATGATCCAGTATGCCATCACTAGACAACCGATTAGCAAGAGCCAATCTCTAAAACGTAACTTCACAAGCTCCACCAGCACAAGCAGCTTCGCCCGACAGGTCTGTGTTGTCTTGAGTTTCGACAACTTTGGTTAGGTCAATGTTATTGAGACTACCTTCTAACAACTTGAAGCGTTCTTCTGTGATGTCTTCGAAAGGTGCTTGAATGTAAGTGCCACCATCATATGGCAATACTGAGATACCATTAAAGCTATTTCGGTTCTTCCACATCCACTCGCCACACAATTCCCATTCATCATCTTTCAAAGAGATAGTACAGGACACGTTATGGCTGTTC